TTACCTGCCTTTTTACAAGCATGATAAATAAGTCCTTGCGTTTCTTGTAACGCTTTTAATAGTTTCTCTTTTTTATTCTGTGCCATTTGTATTATTTAATCTATTATAACTTAGTTGCTTTTTGTCCTGTAAACTGTTCCCATCTTTCTATAATTACATCACAGTATTTAGTATCTAATTCCATACCATAACAAGTTCTGTTTGTTTTTTCACACGCTATTAATGTTGTTCCACTTCCTAAAAAAACATCTAATATAGTTTTAGCGTCTTTTTCTAATTCTATACACCACTTAATAACTTCTAATGGTTTCTGTGTAGGGTGTTTCTTTTTCTCTCCCCCCCAATGGTGTGATAGTATTCTACAGTTCTTTTTTATATTAGACCAAGCTAATTCAAATTCTGAAAAAGAAAGTCCGTCATTTTTTTTGTGCCAACATAACCAATCATTAGTTACAGGCAAAACATCTGCAAAATAATTACCACCCCAAATTATCTGTTTATCACAATACTTTAAAAATAATGTTATATCAGGCTTGTCATTATCCCAATCTCCTCTATGAAATTCTTTTTTTCCTGTCCCTAAAGTCATTTTAGTTGCACTTATACCATAAGGTGGATCTGTTAATAACAAATCTGCTTTCTGTCCATTCATTAGTTTATTAACATCACTTTCTTTTGTGCTATCTCCACACATTAATCTGTGTTTTCCAAGTTGCCAAACATCACCAAGTTTAACTCTGCTTTCTTTTACTTCAGGTATATAGTCATCTTCTGTGTTGCCTTCTGTAATTTTATCAATGTTAATATCTAAGTCAATATGCTTAAAACCCCAATCAGTAAGTTCATCAATATCAAATTCATTAGCCAGAATATCCATGTCAAAGTCACCTGTATTTTTATTTAGCCTTATATTTAATTCTCTTTCTTCTTCTTTTGATAAGTCTAATACTACACAATCAATCTCAATGTATTTAAGCTCTTTACATATCTTTAATCGTTGGTGTCCACCTATTACAGTATTATCTTTATTTACTATTACAGGATCAACTAAACCAAACTTTTTAATTGATTCTTTTAAATCGTTGTACTGCTTTGTACTAATCTGTCTAGGATTGTATGTGGCAGGTTTTAATTGTGTTGTTAATTTACTTTCTATTTTCATATCTTCTTTTATATTCTATTAGTGCATATACCTGGTTAGTTACATTCTCTAAATGTTGTATTCTGCAAAACATATTAAACATACTGTCTGATTCTGCTTTAATATGACAATCACGACACAATCCAACGAGGTTTTCTACAAAGTCATTAGTTACTTTATTTCTAGTTCTGCGTTCTATATGATGTATGTCCGTTGCTTTTGATCCGCACATCTCACAAGGAATAAAGTCTTGTTCACCATAATCAAAAAACTGCATATATACTTTAGTATGTTTCTGCATTAGTCTAATTTACAACTGTTTTCATATACCTTTTTAAGTTTAGATAAAGTCTGTTGTACACAACTACCGCAACTAGAAGGTTTTTTATTTTCATTAAATACTTTATTATATAGCTTTACTAATACCGCCTGTTGTTCACCTTTTATTGTACTTCCTTGAATCTTAGATATAGTATCTTCATATATCTTTATTTCATCTTCTGTAAACTGTCTTATAGTTTTATAAGGAAACATAGCATTAAGTTTCTTTTTACGTTCTTCACATCCACAATCATCACCTAAGACAGCTTTAGCAACCTTATCTATACCTGTTGCTTTTAACGCCTTTTCTATTGAATCACCAAGTCCTTTTGATTTTTTCATAGTTCGTTTATTAAATAGTTCTTAACATTCTTAACCGCTTTATATATTGTTGCTCTTGATATTTTAGTTTCTTTAGCCATTTGATTAAGACTAAAACCCTCACGATAATATATTCTAAAAATCTCAGCATCAAACCAATATAAATCTTTTAGCTTTTCTTCAATCCATTCTAGTTTTTCTTCTACTTCTTTTTTGTCTTTTATAGTGTATTCTGTGTTATCGGCTGTGATATTTTCTATTGTAGTACAAGTGTGATACTCATAGTATTTATCATACTTATAATAGTATCTGCTAGTTTTACTGTGATATTGATTAAGCATTATTCTCACTACATAAAAAGTCATTTGATCTTTTTCTATAATTTCTCTTAATCTAATCTGGTCACATTTATATATTTCTTCAATAACAAAACTTAACAAATCTTCACCTTTGCCATTAGTTATATTATAAGATATATCTTTTAGCTTATCGTAATTATTTATTAAGTATTGATTTAACATACTTTTATTATAGATGGTACTTTATATTGTTTACAAAGGTTATATTCTGTGTGACTTAATTTGTCTGTATGTATTTCAGCTATATTGCTGAATCTCTTATGCAGTTTTTTATAAATATAATTTAATATATTTTCGTTTTTTTTCAAATCTCGCAAAACAAAACTTAGTTCTGCACCACTTTCAAACAAAATTATAAACAAGTAATTGTTAACATCTGTGTAATTCCAATACAATCTTTCGTTTCTACTATTGAAAAATGTTCTTTTAACTATCATGTAAAAAATTATTAATTACTTCTAGTGCTTCATCTATGCCTGTACATATCTCTGCTTTATATCCTCTTTTAATAAGTTCCTTTTGCCAATACAACTGTTCTTTAGTTGCTTTATTATATCCAATCTTTAATTCTATTGCTAAGCCATGATATTTACCTTTTGGTTCATATATAAAGAGATCAGGAAAACCACGCTTATATCCGCTATTTTTAGCTCTAATTCTAACAGACATATGTACTTGATAGTTACCACCCATTGATCCACAGTATAAAACATTTTGTAAGTCTAAGTATTTACATATTGCTTTTTGTAATTGATATTCTTTCATACCTTATGTTTTTTTCTCCAGGTTGTTCCTGCTGTTGGTGAATATACACTTTCAAACCCTAGTTGTTTTAAATGTTCTAAGTATTCCTGCCTACCTGTATTGTCTAATTTACTGTAAGCAAACTTGTCATAGTAGTCAAGGTATTTAGCTTTCTTATTTTTATTAAAGCCATTAGATGACCACCTTTTAAGTCTTAGGTTTATATCAAAGGTCTTTTGCATCTCAGCTCTAAACTTAGTACCACTTTTATTTTTTTCTGTCCAATATGCAAAGAAGTCGTTTTTATCTTCATTACTAATATCTTCTATTGCGTGGATGGATTTTTTAAAATCCTCTATTCTTTTATTAATACTTTTACTTTTACTACTACTAATACTAATACTAGCATTGCGGTCGCATTGCTTTGGCATAGCATTTGCATTATTCCATCTTTTAGAAGCACTTTCTTTTGCTTTATTAGACTTATTATTTATTTCTTCTATATGGTTATTTAAACGCTTAGAATAAAAGCATCCATCTTGTACTACAAATAAATCAAAATCTTCTATAACAGCTTTAAGTTTATCTGCATCACATTGTAAGCTATAAGCTAAGGGTTCATAGTCATCAATACATAATTTATTTTCTTCAGTAAATAGTAATTCTAATACCGCCCAGAAGATTCCATACCCAGACATACCGAGTTTACTACGCATCTTAATTATCTTGTAATCATAAAAGCTATTTGATTGGTGTAAAAAGTAAGTTTTTTTCATATTAGTAAATTTAAAGACAACGCCCATATTACAAAAAATACAGGCATTATCAAAAACATAAAATTAAAAGGGTGCTTTAGTATCTGAATAAGAAGGCGTTTCTTTTACTTGACTTTTACCATGTACCCAATCAACAAAGCTATTAGCCATCTTTTCCCATTCATGAGGTTCAATCTTTTCTGCTACTACTAAATCAATAGCACATTTTAAAGATGATTGTTTTATAATATACTCCTGTACATTAGAATCTTTTTTAAATGATTGCTTAGGTGCAAAACCTCCGCCATCTCTTTGTATCTTTATAGATCCTCTGTCATTTATCTCATAAGTAATATCTTGACCTACTTCTACATATGGATTATCTTTTTGTTTAAAGATAGCACCCTTATCTCCGTTGTCAAGTTCTAACTCAAAGACATATAATGTTTTACCATCATTGGTTACAAAGTCTTTTTTCTTTTCAATGTTTGTAATTTTTGCTGTTTTCATATTTATTTATTTATTAATTCTGTTAAACTTAGATTAAGTATATTACATAATCTTTTAGCATCTCTTATCTTTAACGATCCAGGATCATTAAGATACTTTAGCATTGTTGGATATGAACAGTCCATAATATCAGATAAGTCTTTTTTACTTAACTGATTCTTGAACATAGCATACTGAATAGCTGTTTTAAATTCTTGTATCATAATTTTTAATTTAAAATAATACACAATAATAATAAATCTTTTTTAATACACAATTAAATTAATTTAATAGTTATTAACATTTAATTTGTTAATAAGTAAAAACAAAACTTTATTTCGTGTTAAATTTATTTTATATATATTTGTTCTATTAAACAATTACAATTATGACAAAATTATATTTAGAACCAGTTGAAAAAGTTACATTAGAATACTCCCTTATGGAGAGTAAAGTAAATGTAGAATATAGGATTGAGTATTATACAGAGAAACTTAATTCATCCACAACTACTGAGGATGTTAATTTACATACTTATTCTTTAAGAATACAGAAATCAAAATTAGAATTAATTAATAAACTATTAGATAAATTATTATGAGAACAGTACAATTAGATACAGCAGACCTATCTACTAAAGAAGGTCGTATTAAATACCTTAACTATAAGAATAGTAAAGAGTGGACATTATTAACAGATTGCATGGGTACTGAAGCAGTCTTTGAAAAGATTATAAATGAATAAGACATATATTATAGCAGGTAAAGGTTATTTTCCTGTGAGACATCAATTAGATTATAGTGTTGTTGGAGTAGAAACATCAGATATATATTGGACACATGATCAAATCACCTTTAAAGGAACAGAAGAACAATTACAACAGTTTCTTAAAAAGCTTATGAAAGATGAAAAATACTTTAAAGTTATAGGAATACATGAACACAATGAAGAAGAAGAACAGTATTATAAACAACTATTAACTAAAAAATTATGAAACACTATAAAATTAAAAAGCTAGTAAATGGTTACAGGGTTTCTCCATTGCTAAAGACTAGAATCCTAGTAGCACTACCATATATAAACACATCAGAAAGCATCAGCGTTGTATGTGGCAACGAAACAATGATTGTAAATAGAGAAACACCACTACTGCACCAGGAATCTTTTAAAGACAAGTTTGGCAGAAATAGGAATTATACGTTGTATTATTATGAATGGTGTCCGAATGAAGATCAACAAAGGTTATTTTAGAGAATAGAATAGCACCTGTATTGAACACAATATACAGGTCTAAGGAGATTCGCCTGTTACAGGTGCAATCCTATTTCAAAGTTTCAAGAATGAAATTTAAATGTTTTTTTACTTTTTTAGTATTATAAACTTTATTATAATCTTTATCATAAGTATACTCAACTTCTAAATTTATATTCTTGCTATATGTATTTTTTAATTTACTCATAGTTTCATTAACAAATTTATAGGTAATTTTCCGTTATTCAAAACGACAGCACAACCTATTGCTGGTTTTTTTCCTGCCTTAGCGTATGCAAAGCTATATTCTGAAAAGTTTATACCGCAACCAACTTGAACGCCAAACACTCTAAAGTTTTGACCAACGTAATGTTCACAGTATGCTTGTGTATGTAGATGTCCTTGTACTGTATTCATCATATCAGCTCTACATTTTGTTCTTGCAGTACCGCCTTCACCATGTAAATACTGTACACCATCTTTAACATACCTTTCTACAAAAGACCAATTAGGCACTTCTAAGACTTCTTTATAAGACTTAATCCATTTACTAGGTATTGAAGATGTTTGTGCTTTACGCATCACCATACGATCATGGTTGCCAACCAATACAGTTGCTATAGGAAAAGCTTTATACCATCTAGCAATACGTTCTATTGATAGCTCTAATTCATCAGCACCACCCATACCATCAGCAGAGGTTTCATGATATGAGCTATAATGATTGTCTATAACGTCACCAATAAAGACAACTTCATTACAATCAAATTCATCATATTTAGATATGCAAAATTCTAGGTATTTATCAAGACAAAAAGGTTCATGTAGATCACCAATTACTAACACGTTATTCATGCCGTTGCCTTCAGATTGGCGTAATTCTTGTACTAAGTCATGTTCTGACTTTGTTAGTCTAAGTCTATATTCTTTTAGTTGTTTTATTTCTTTTTAAATTTTTCAAACGAACGCCCACCAAAGTAAGCTCCTATCACCGTTATTAAAACCAACTGCAATAAATCTATCCAATTATCTTTGACTTCAAAATCAATCATACCCGCTTCAATAAAGATTAATATAATTGTTGATATGACTAAAAACGCAAGAGTTAAAGGTCTTATATTTGCAGGTAACCATCCTGCTTTTGCGTCTGATTCCCACCTTCTAGTAATCTGTTCTTCAGCGTTTGCCTTAGCATCTAAAATCATTTGCTTAAACTTAATCTTTAATTCTTTTCGTTCAGCATCAGTTGTTACAACATTATCAACAAGTTTATTAACATCAAGATTAAGGTTTCCGAATAAGTTTTTTAAAAAGTTCATACGCTATTATAGTTAGTTACAGTTCTATATTTTGTTTTATTATTTATGTCTTTATAAGCTACAAGCTCTTGACATCTATTGTCATTTATAGTATAGCTTAAATGAACCCAAGCAGGGTTTTCAGGATCAACATATTCTGTTGCGTCTCCAAACTCTAATATCACCTGGTCAAATGGCAACCCTAGTTCTTTTAGTGCCTGGTATATTTTTATATTATCCATTTTACCACGCTTAAAGTATTGTAAATCTACTGCTTCATATTTACAATGTTGTGATACAGGAACATAGTTTCCGTTTTCATCTGTTCTAAAACTTCCGCCTATAGCTTTGTTTAGTTCAGGTGACCTGTAGCCACTCGTAACCCTCAAAGCCCCAAGACTATCACGCAGGGACTGGAGAATTTGAGTAGCTAATAAGGTCAGTTTATATATACCTTCCTTAGAAGGTTCGTTATTAATGCCTAAACGTAAAGCCGTATTACTTCTTGTAAGTTCTTTTAATGTAAAGTTCTTAGATAAACGCATTATTCAAATTTTGCTAAGTATATTTTGTCTATTTCTTTTTGTATCTCTTTTCTAGTAGCTTCTAATTGCATCATTATATTAGCTTCAAATCTTATAACTTCTTTGCCTTCATCAAATATAATAACTGTAGGTACAGATATAATCTTATGTTCTTTTTTTATTTCAGGGTTATGACAAATGATAACACTATCTAATTTGCATTCTTTAAGCTCTGATATATTAAAACTATTATCTGTATTCCAACTACTATTATATTGCACTACTGATACTTGACTAAAAGCAACACCATAGCAAAAAAATAAAAAACCCATTAACACTAATAATATATTGCTCATGTTCATTATTTTAATTTATAAAGGCGTTCATCCATTATGTCTAGCTTATTTTCAATAGCATCAAGTTTTTTACTGTTACCCATAATTGTAGTACGTACTAATTCATCTTTTAATTCATATTCAGTAGCACTTACCCAGTTGCCCTTTTCTAGTGCTTTTTTATTAGCGTCAATATCAGCTTTTAAAGTAAAGTAAGTTCCTGAAACAGAACCAACTAAAGTAATTATTATTCCTAAAGTTTTAAGGTCTAAAGAAAATTGTGACTTTTCGTTTACTACATTCATTTGTTACATCCTTTAAAATCTGCAACTCCTTGACTAACTATTAATGCTATTAGTACCCATATAAGATTACCCATTTCGCCCTCACTAATTCCTATTGAAGATCCACAAGTAATGATTAAAACTGTTACTAAAGCGTAATAAAATTTCTTTGATTTTAAAATTGATTTGATTGTATTTAAGTATTCCATATTATATAATTATTAAATTAATTCCTAAATTGATTGTGTAATTTTCTCTATTAAAATACCTAAGATATTCTAATTGAGTATATAACGATAATGTCTTAGTTAATTTGTAATTAGTTGTTAAACCAAAATCATAATCGTTTGTTTCTGATCCATATTCAGTTAGTTTATGATTAACAAAGAAATAGTTACCATAAGCTAATATAAAAAAATTGTCCTGATATATGTAATAAGATAAACCAACAACACCAGAAAGCGTGTATTGGTTTCCTAGTTCTGCTAGTTTGTTTCTGTTATAATTTGCAGGTATTGTAGAATAGTATTGTTGAAATTGTGCTGTATTGTCTGCAACTATATTTCCGTTTAAAGTCCATCTATAAAACGATTGCTCTAACCTATCTAAATAACCATTGTTGTTAACATCCATATACCAAAATTCTTTTTGATAACCTAGACTTTGAGCAACAGCTTCAAAATCATTATAATTAGGATAGTCTATTTTAAAAGGATTTAAGCCATAGATGGGGTGATAACGCATGATTCCCCCTATTGTTGCACGAAAGTTGCTTAGATCACGTTTAAAGCGTAAATCTAAGGACTTATATTGTAGGTCTATATAACCATTGTTAGAAGATTCTATTTTTGTGCTTGTGTGTTCTCCAATATATCTAAACCAAACTTTGTGATTGTCATACTCCCTGCCAAATTGTTTTATTCTTTCATATTGTAATAAGTATTCAAACCTATCAACAGGCGACCTTTTTAGACTAGCATTCTTTTCTGTACCATCATAATAGAACTTAGGTTTTTTCTCATACTTAAAGCGACTTAGTTTTTTTATTCCTATAAAGTATCTGTAATTAGATTCATCAGTATTAGTTGTTTCTATTAGCTGTCCATTATTATATGAATAAGTTTCTATTGGTTGTATTGTGGAATTAACAGAACCCCCCAAATAAATAGTTGAGTATTTATAGAACTGACCAAAAGACAGTAAAGGCAACAATAATAATAATAATCTAATCATTAGCCAAGTTTTATAACGTGGTATGTAATATATACATCTGCTGTAAAACTACCTGTAAAATTAGCACTTGCATACATTCTTAAAGGTACATTATCAATAGTAGTACCTCCAGGGTTATTAGAAGCAACTAAATAATAAGTAACATTAGTTCCTATATTACGCATATATCTATCTTCTTTATTCCAATAGTATGTTGTTTGTGAAGTATCATAACCAATCAATAAATTAATTACACTTGATTCTGTTGAGCTGTGAGTATTAACAATGGTACAGCTTAAAGGCACTATTGCAAAACCTGAACCCTGTGCTGATACTAAATCTTTAAAAGTACCTGCACCACCCGTCGCATCCATAGCTTGGAACTCTGCTGTTGATACAGAAATTTTATCTGTTTGAATTAAGAATTTAGAATCTAGTTTTTTAGATGTTCCTGCACTACTACCTGTAGTGTCGCTTACATCTACAACCATATATAAATCACCTGAACCTGTATGGTTATTTAGTGCTGATTTGTCCGTTAGTCTTTGTCCTGCCATTTTTATTTATTTTTTTAATATAATTTTTTAGCTTTTTAAAGTTTTCCAAACTACTAGGATAAATTCTTTTTTTAACATCCATATATAGTAATGTCTGCACCCTGTAAAAAACTTTTTAATCTATTGCTTCTAGGTACGTTAATATCTAAGTTCATTCCTGCATAGTAGTTTCTAGTTGTCGGATCAAGGTCTGCACCTGTATTTGTACTATACTCAGGGAATGAGCTTGTATTGTTTCTAATATAGTCAATTAAACGCTGTCTGTAAAATTCACCTGCATCTTTTGACCTGTCAATCAAAGGTTTTATATCTTCATAAGAAGCACTGTCTGATTGATCTGTAGCACCCATTATAACTATTGCATTATTTACAAATCTAAGTCTTAGGAATGGTGCTAATTCTTGAAAAGCAAATTGTACTAAAGCAGGTTGTATATAAGTTTCAACTAAGGTTTTATAAGCACCTGTTAAAGAACCACCTTGTATATCTGCTTTTAGTTTATTATCTAAATCAGTACCTAAGACAGGAAGTATAAACATATCTTGTGCCAATAGTATATAAGGCATAATGATATTGTCATCTACAGAACCGCCAAGAGCTGTATCTTTTTTTATTCTTGTTGCTGATATATATAATGTATGTTGTATTGCCATAGTTTATTTTATTTTACTCCTGGATAGTGTCCCTCATTAGGCATATTTACAGGTGCTATTACTGCGTCTTTTATTCCTCTTGGTGTTGGTGTATACGTTTTAGGTATACTATTTACTTTATTATAATCATCTAAGCCTTGACCATCTTTTAATTCTGTTCCTTCTTTTAATCTATATAAGATTACTTTCCAGGCGTGTCTACAATATACACCGCCTTTAAATTTAAATAGATCATAAGCACGTCCTTTATGTCCTAGTTGTTTATTAACTCCTTCACGACTAGCTTTGTCAATATCTTCAATCCTATATACAAAACCTGCTCTTGCTAAAGACATCATATTTTTACAAAATGTTCTAGTTGACTTACTTGGTTTTCTACTCTTTTTAATATATTTAAATCTCACTCTGTAGTATGATTTATCTAAGTAACTAAAAGAATCTTCTTTGCTTACTATTTCATCTGCAAACTTTTCTTTATCTAGTTTTTCAATTAAAGCATCCGCCCATTCTTCATAATCTTCAATATGTCCTTCGTCCTGTTCATCTACAATTTCCCACTTGTCTAAGTCTATTTGCTCACCTTTTAAAGCGTTAAATACACCATCAAATTCTTCATCAGATAAATCAGCTCTGACGCCTTCTATTTCTTTAACTTTCTTTTTTGCCCAAGATTGACCTGCATCACCACCCCATAATGCCCAAGCTATACGCCCTGCACTAGGGAATCCATCTTCACCTGGTTTAAAACCCTCTGCTTTTTTATCTACTTCATGCCTAGCAAAAAAACTGTTCATTCTACTAATAGTATCTAGTGATAAATCACCATTAATTATAGACCTTGCTCTAGCAACTGCAACCTGTGTGCCACCACGTCCATACTCTTTACGCCATTCTAAACCCTTTTTAGCTTCTTCAATCATACCCTCTGTAGGTGAAGTGTCAATATCTTTTAAATCTTTAAACTTCTTTTGGTTTCTATTTTTTTTTTTACTTATCTCTTCAGATAATTTTTCTACTGCATCACCTGTATCAGCAAAGAACCCTTTAGCTACAGCAGGGGGCAACTGTAAAAACTGTATTAAAAATACTGTTGCCTGTTCTTTTGTTAATATACCTTCCTGTACTTTTGCAATAATATCAATAGCACTACTAATCTGAGCACCATTATAAGATGCTTCACTTTCTAAAGGTTCTTCCATAGCTGAATCAGTTTCTTCTGTTTCTTCTTGTACCGCTTCAGGTGTATCTGCATCAACATCTTCTTTTGAAACATCTTCTTTTGAAACACCTTCTTTTTCTTGATCTTCTTCTGATTGTGTTTTTGTAACTTCAAGATCAATGAAATCAGCAGGTTTAAGCGATTCAAAGTACAAGTCTAGATTTATATTGTTAACTGCAAATATCTTTTCTAAGCCTTTTAAAAGTATATTCTGAAAAGGAATAATAACAGTATTGTTAAATAAGCTATACGCATCTCTTAATTCATCTGCGTTATTACCTAGACCACCACCTTCTGCACGTATTCCAAAGAGTATCGGTGATGTTACTCTATGACCTGCTAGTATTTGTGATACAGCTTGTTTAGACATACCCTCCCATGCACTCTGTGCATCATTCATTTGTATTGGTTCTATGATAGGTTGTGTATCTTTACCATCATTAAATGTGATAAGTATTTTACCTGCGTTACCACTACCTGAAAACTTTTGGTTTAATTGTCTTTCTATAGTACGTCTTTCTTCTTCTGTAGGTACGCCGTTACTAAAACCAACGTGCATTGAAGGTGTCATACCTGAAGTTATATTAGATAAATGAAATTGAGCTATCTCTAACTCCATTTGAATCCAATCCGTTGCAGCTACGTAATCAGGTGCAAAGCCATAAAATAAAGCAGGGTTTTTATCTCTAATCATTAAGATTTGACTTGCTTGTGTTCTGTCTTTAGTATTAAACGCTTTATATGGTCTTGGTTTATATTCTCCTTTTTTAGCTTTAGACCAATCAGCAGAGTAATAATAGTTCTCAACTTCACCATCTACCATTTTACCTGAACGTATATATTGTGCAGGTATATGTATCATCTTAGCTATTTTAGTTCTATCTCTTGACCATATTACGTTTACATAACACCCACCGAATAGCTTTAAATCCATTGCTAAGTCTTTTAAGACATCTTCACCTGAATTGTGTAATAATTCATTTAAACGTAAATATGATTCTTTAGTGTCTGTATTATCATCAACATTAGTTGCACTTAAACCTTCACCATAAATCATTGCACCTATTGACTTAATTAAAGCACCATTGATAGCACTTCCTAAGAATAAGTCTAGCAAATAATTAGGGTATAGATTATCTTCACCAAAACTAACCCAGTCATGTCTTGGATCTTCTACTAAGTGAGGTATGTTATAATGTGATAATTTAATTAAATCTAAATTCATAATTAATTTGTTATATATATGCTATCTGTATCAGCATCATTAGTAGTGTATTCTGTATA